GGAAGGGTAATATATCCCAACAGCGGGGAAAGGCCGCCAATGTAAGCTTGCCAAATAATCCTCGCACAAAACCTGTTGTAGGCGAAGAGCCAGAACATATGATGGACGAAGAACCAGGCTCAGTTGAAAAACCACGTTCGGGTAAGGGTGTTAAGCTTGGTAGCATTGTGCAGAAGTATGTGTCGGCCGGTGAAGAATCCCCGCTGACACACGGAGACGACCTCGGCGGAGACATGGGCGGCGGAATGGAAGAAGAGGCAATGGACTTTACTCAAATGCCAGATACATCGGGCGACGAGTATGGCAAAGCTGGCCGCTATCAACAAGATAACTTCGGCATGGTCGAAAATGAAGACGACGCGGGATATGGAGATTTCCGACAAGAACAGGAAGAAACAGCAAAGAGTATCATGGAGTTGCAGTATATGGGATTATCGAATGATGACAGATCATACACGTATGATGAACTTATGTCTTATGACCACGAGGAATTAAAACAATGTCTCGACAGAGTTATGGGCACAGTCTCTGAAGACGAAATGATGCCGCAGGATGCCCAGATGGGTGGAGATATGGCAACTGGCGGCACATTGGGTGGCGGTGGTGCCGGGATGGGCGGAGGTGGCGGTGGCTATCCTCCAGGCACAGCACCAACTATGCCGGAATCAATTACAAATAAAGGAAGTATGATGGAACACGCAGATAAAGATATTCAAAATTGGATCGGAAGATTCAAAGCATATGATGACCTTAAGGCATCAAAATCACCAATGATGGAAAAGAAGAAGCCAGACTTCCCTGATCTTGACAAAGACGGCGACAAAGATGAATCCATTGCTAAAGCAGCTAAGGACAAGAAAGAAAAAGTCGACGAAGAAAAGTCTGACAAGCCTTGGACAGACAAGTCCGGCAAAGAGCAGTCTGGTACAGCCGTAAAAGGTAAGAGCTACACAGGCAAAGAAGCTGACAAAGAAAAGAAGAAAGATAAGAAAGATGACCTAGACGAAGGTGCTGATCCAGAAGTTTTAGAATGGATGAGCCGTTTTTCTAAGCTTGGCAACATGAAGGGCTACGGACGCTAACATGCGCCTTGACGAAATATCGACAAAGAAGCTTGCGGACTATAAAACAGCCGCAGGCAAAGACGCGTCTGCTGCCGATAAGAAGGGCGACTTTAAGAAGGGCGATAAACGCTTTGCCGGGATTGTAAAAGCTACTAAGAAGCAGTTTGATAACGATGCTAAGAAGTCTGTTAAAGAAAGTAGTAATTCGGATGAAGCACTCGAACAATCATATCGTAATTTGAAGGAAACTTTTTTCCCTGCAGTATCCGACATCGTAAAACAATTCAACTATCTTAAAGCACAAAACAGATTGTATGAGGATTGATGAGATATCTGGAGATACTATTGAGATTGTATACAGAAACCTAAAAGATATACATACTGTTTTATTGGCAGGTTCGACAACAAGAACACTTACTCCAGAATTTTTACAATTAATAAATTTGTCTAAAGAACGGGTGTATTATGATAGAGAAAATTTAGAAATCTGGATATTAAAAAGCGAATTAATAAGTGCTATCTATACTGAGATATTAGAATTACTGTGAACTACAACACGACCAAAGATCGTATGGTTTTACGCTCGATGATAAACGAAATGACCTTTCCAGGAGAATACAATAAAGATCAGTATCCAGTTTATCCGGAACCTGATGGTTACGATAGGCCGGTGGTCCCGTATTCACAGCATTAATGAAAGTTGAAGACGTAGTAAAGGGAGGAGTTCTGCAATCATTGGCAAATTCATGAAAAAGGCTGCGGATCCAGTAAATAGAAAAGTTATACAAGACTTATTTACTACGGAAAAGATAGAATCGCCAACTCCAAGCAATCCCACAAACCGTCGTTGACATTCCCGTTGACATCTGCTATAATATTACATAAAGGCATTATTTGTGATATTTTACGCTTACATTTATTACGATCCATCTAGAAATAACGAACCTATTTATGTAGGTAAAGGACATGCCCACGAGCATGGGAACATTCGTACAGAACAGAAAAACATCCATTTGTTCAGCGATTACAACTTATGAAGCGAAATAATATAAGACCTATAATAGGAATGTATTCTGGATTAGATGAAGAATTTGCACATTTGTTAGAAATGGAACTTATATCTAGATTCGGAAGAAAGGATTTAGGTAAAGGTTCATTGTTGAATCTGACAGACGGTGGAGAGGGCAACACTGGATGGATCTGCACTCCCGAAACACGAAATAAAATTTCACAAAGTAGAAAAGGTTCTGTTCCATGGAATCTGGGAATTCCCCATTCGGAAAACACAAGAAAGAAAATACAAATTTCCAATACAGGAAATATACATTCCGAAGAAACTAAACAGAAGAGATCCAAATCATTAGCAGGAAAACCGAAATCTGTAGAACATAACAACAATGTTTCTAAATCTAAGACTGGATTAAAACGGAAACCCTTTTCGGAAGAGTGGAAACAAAAGATGTCAGCAGCCCACAGGAAAAGATGGGCAAAAATAAAAGAAAATAAAGGTAAAGAAAATGTCACATAAAGAAGTTTTAGATACTGAAACGACAGGAAAAGATTATAAAACTGCAGAAATAATCGAGTCTGGATTTGTCATTCGTGAAGGAATCGATTGGACCATCTTTCAAGAATTGCATAAGCCTATAGACACCGATGTTCCGCCGACAGTATCGTCCATTTGTTACATTACAAATGAAATGGTCGAAGACAAACCATCCTTCCTCGATTCAAGCGAAACATTCCAAACAGTTATAAACGGATATTCCGATGGTTATCTCGTTGCCCATAATCATTTTTATGATATGCGTGTATTAGCGAATCACGGAATCAATACTGAGGATCATTCCTGGATTTGTACTTGGCGTATGGCTAAGAAAATCTTCAACGATGTCCCTGAAGTAGAAGAAACCAATCTCCCATATTTACGATTTGCTTTGAAACTCGATGTTCCCATCGAACTACATTGCCATCGTGCAGGTAACGACTCATATGTTACTGCAAGACTGCTTGAATTCTTTGTAGATTTTATGGAAAAATCTAATCTAATAGACACAAGTATTCCATATGGTCCACAGATTGCAGAATGGGCTAAAGCACCTATCATTTATAAGAGGATGCCATTCGGTAAACACAAAGGCGAACTGATGAAAGATATTCCTAAGAGCTACTGGGCGTGGGGTATGAAAAATACAGACTGGTTTAATGATGAAGCCGATAACTATGATCCAGACTTGGCGGCGAGTATAAACGAAGTATTATAATGTACGGAATACGTCTTAAGGATAGTATCTTATGCAAAGTCGGTCAAATGACCATATTTATACCGAAAGAGCATGCTACATTGCCTGTAATTAGATATTCCCAGATTGAAATCGACCAACTATTACAAGATATGACTATTGATTATAATGACTACGCAATGGTAGCTCATAAATTCACAGAAGATGAATTAATGCAGTTTGTGTTTAACAGGTTTGGGAAATGATTATTGCCCGTTATTGTTTTGAGCCGCGTCCATCGTCGGAGTAGCGACAATCCCGGCAGCATTTGGTTCGTATGCTTGTAGTTTGTGATTATATGGTAAACCGGCCGCAGCTAAAGCATATTGTAATCCACGGAAACCTGGAGATTGTAATTTACCTTGTTTAGGTTCGTTAGTATATTCCGGTTGGACTAAATCTGTAGGCTTTTCAAAAACAGGGACTTTACCTTCTTTAAACCAACTATCAAAGTGTTCTTTATAGTATGCAGAAGTTTTTTCCTTATACTTAACATCTTCGGGGTTATAGAATTTGTCAGACGCAGCACTTGCCTCGATATAAAATCGAGCAACTACGTCCGTCGGGGATTCTAGCAATATGTCTTTTAATTTCATAATCGTATTTATCAAAATAATAAGCTAAGAGAGTAAATACTATGTTGAAGAAAGAAGGACCACGGATGGCACATAGTATTAACATATTCGGATCTATTAATGACGTTCATATAAACATTGTGCAATCTGCCATCACGCTTTTAGAAAATGATCCGGAATTGCTATTAGAAATAACTATCGATTCTAACGGTGGAGATCCGGATGCAGCAAAAGTTATTTACGATTCTTTAGAAAATTTTAGAGACAGGACAACTACAATTTCAAATGGAGATTGCATGAGTTCAGCAGTGTTAATATTTCTTGCAGCCGATATAAGACTTGCAGGGAAGAAAGTTAATTTTATGATTCATCCGACATCTTGGACATTATGGGGTGCATATAGCTTTCTAAGAACATATAAGTCTCTTAACAACAATGGCGATTTGATTTTGACCTTAGCAGAAGTGTATACTTTACAATCATTGTTGAATACAGCTACTACGAGATTGAATGAAATTGAGGATTATACTGATGAAATATTCCGTTCGAGGGCTAAACTAACAAAGAAGCAATTTCACGACAGAAGATCTGTAAATACAGATCAAAAATTTACAGCTGAAGAATCGCTTCAGATGGGAATATCGACAAAACTTATTTAAAAGGAAAACACACATGCAAAACGCTTTAATCCCAATGGTAGTAGAACAAACACCACGTGGGGAAAGGTCTTACGATCTATATTCTCGTTTAATGAAGGAACGTGTAATTTTCCTTACGGGCCCGGTAGAAACACACATGTGTAATATCCTGGTTGCACAGATGTTATTCCTCGAAGCAGAGAATCCAGAAATGCCTATTAGCATGTACATAAATAGTCCGGGGGGTTCTGTTTATGACGGTCTGGCAGTTTATGATGTTATGCAATATATCAAAAGTCCAGTCCACACATATGTTACGGGGATGGCAGCCAGTATGGGGTCTTTTCTTGCACAAGCTGGTACACCTGGACATAGATATCTTTTGCCAAGGGCGATAACAATGATCCATCAGCCATCATCCGGCACACGTGGTAAGGTGTCTGATATGGAAATTGATCTTATTGAGAGTTTGCGTATCAAGAAAGAAATGACAGAACTATATGTTAAACATAATTCGAAAGGAGTATCGTACGAAAAGTTTGCAGAACTAATGGACCGTGATAAATGGTTGCCGGCGCCGATGGCATTGGAATTGGGACTTGCAGATCATATAGTAGATAAAAGGGCTTGATTAAAGTAACTTAAAAGCAAAAGAAAAATTATATGAATACTTGCCGAGGAATCGATTTGGATTACAAAGGATATTCAATGGGCGAAACCTTTGTATAAAATGATTCAAATAAGAAAAGTAGATGCGGAAGTTCAGCAGGTTTCTGATAACTACATGTATAAACTAAAGGACGCAAATGTCAGGCCCATCTAAAATATTGCTAAGTGTTGAAGCAATTCGTGGACTATATGAATTCGGAATAGGATGGTTGCTTAATATGCCACTTCAATATATTTCCCCAAAGGGAGATGGTCATCCTGTTCTTATATTACCAGGACTCGGCGCAGGCGACTCGTCTACACATTATTTAAGAAATTTCTTAGAAAAAATCGGATATAAGCCACAGACTTGGAATCTAGGTCGTAATTACGGTCCAAGAGATGGTATGGATAATATGATGGATAAACTGTCTGCCAGAGTCTCTGAAATCTCACAGTTGCATGACAATAGCGAAGTTAGCATTATTGGGTGGAGTTTGGGTGGGATTTATGGTCGGGAAATTGCAAAAATTTGCCCAGACTTGGTCAGACAAGTAATCACCCTCGGTACACCGTTTAAATCAGCAAATAACAGCACAAATGCAAGTGCTCTGTACGAGTTACTTAGCAAGGACAAGAGTCATCTTGATCCCGAAATAATTAAAAAAATCGGCACTGCACCACCGGTCCCATTTACATCAATGTATAGTAAATCGGACGGCGTGGTACATTGGGAATGCTCTATCGAGGACAGTGGGCCATTCTATGAAAACATAGAAATTCCCGGAGCAAGCCATTTGGGACTAGGCCATAATCCCATTTCTGTCTTTATCATAGCAAACAGACTTCTAAATACGAAAGAGTGCTGGACTCCGTACTTAAAATAATCCCTGCCAAATTTGACATTCTGTAACAAAATTTGTTACAATTAACCACGGGAGACACATGGACAAACACAAATATATACCAATGAATAATCTTGTAAAAGATAAAAAAACTGAATGGACATTTACACACTTAAATATGGAATACATAGAAATTGCCAAACACGGAATTGTTATGTGGTGCATTGAAAACTTAGAGGGAAGATGGACGATGCTGGGAGGAAATAAATTTGCATTCGAGGACGGAGAAGATGCAACACTATTTAAAATCCAATTCGGCTTCGGAGTATCATAATGCTAAATGTTTCTAGACAAATATATGCAGCATGGTCTGTTGCACCAACGAAATCATTACCGGAAGTTACTATAGTACCGCATGGTGACACAACAAACGAAAAGAAAAAACTATCAAAGGCGACCTCGAAGTATTTAAATATCAAAGAATTTGAGAACACAGCATTGCCTGGTTTTACGCTGCATAAACCTGATAGACAATACCGGGGATCGGCAGACATGTCATGGCTTGTTATTGACCCACGAGGCTACCTTGTCAGGATTACAAATGATAACCTATCTGACATTTTATTAGTTACAGGAATAACCGAAGGGCTTATACAGGAAAGATGCATTTGGGCAAGACAAGATAGTCAAACAAAACTAACATTGGTGCCAATCAGTTCACCTGATTACCAACTTGCTCAGGATAATACTAAACTGCTAGAAGATAAAGTTAGTCGTAAGGACATACAGATTGGCGACGAGGTCTTGCTTCAAAATGGTAAAACTGGAATCTATAAGGGAATCATTTCCTTATACGGACCGCTTACAAATATGGGATACTCCGGCTCAACATCTACTGCTAAGGTTTACCCAAGGCGCCAAGTTGTCGAATTGTCACCTAACAACTATTTTTATCAAGCAGATACTAAGATATTAAAAGTAACAAAGGTCACCTTGACACCCGGAACAAAGCAGCAGGTAATGAAAGAGTTAAATGATGGAATTCAGGCTAAGACTGCAAACTTCACGTCTTATACTGACGGAAGTCCGCAAACATTGTACTCTACTCACGGTATGATATCTTTTGCCTCAACTGATACTGTTACTAAAGCTACTTTGAAGTTAGTAGAGATAGATATTAACGAGGCAGCAGCGTTATTTAAGGAAGCATTCGGATATTCAGATACAGGTGTTTTGCTGTTCGAAGCAAAAAATTGCAAACAGTATATGGCAAATTTTATGTATGGGTACAATAATAGTATTATACCTGATCCCATATCGTTTAATGCTGTAGAAATAGATGCACTAATCGACGAATTTAGTATTTCTCGCAAAAATAAAAAACAGGTATGGGGCTACAAAAGTACCGAAACACATAAACTTGACTTTTTTGCGAAATTCTATAAAATAGTCAAACATGTAAAGAATAACACTTACATATAACAGGAAATAAAATGGCAAAGAAATTAGACTTAAATAAGTATGCAGAATTCGTAGATGGTGTAACAAGCCAAGTCAGCAAAGATGACGAGCTGTTTATCGCAAGAATTCGCGAATTATCAGCACAAGGTATGCAGGTTGCAAGACTTAGCACAGCTGGTATCGGCTTAGCAAGTGAGGGCGGCGAGTTCGATGAAATCGTTAAGAAGATTTTGTTTCAGGGCAAGGAATATAATGCTGATAACATTTTCCATATGAAGCGTGAGCTTGGAGACGTTATGTTTTACTGGATTAATGCTTGCCGTGCGCTTGATTTAGACCCGAATGATGTTATTAACGAAAATGTCAGTAAACTGTCTGCCAGGTATCCTGGAGGGTTTTCGGTAGAGAGGTCTGAGAAAAGAGAAGCAGGAGACATATAATACATAATAACACCTAAGTCACATATATTGATAAATAATATATTAAAGGTGTTATTATGATTACTACCGCACAATATTTAGAAAAACTAGCCTTGACTCGAAAAGATAATGCTCAGAGTTACGATTATAGTAAATCCGAGTATAGTGGCAACGATAATAAACTTACTATAGTATGTAAAGCACACGGAGAATTCGAACAGCGAGCCGGAGACCACAGAAGAGGATCAGGTTGTGCAAAATGCGGAAGGATCAAGGCAATAGACACAAATCTGGAAAAATACGGAACGAAGAATCCAGCCTCTTCGGACCAAATAAAAAACAAGATTAAGGCTAAATTCATTGAAGTATACGGCGTTGATAATCCGTCAAAGGACCAAGCAATTAAGCAGAAAAAAGAAGCTACGTGTTTGAAAAATTACGGAGTAACTAATCCTAATAAATCCAAAGTAGTTCGCGAAAGAACAAGAAACACAAATATTAAAAGATATGGAGTTGATGTTCCGTCAAAAAATAAGGAAATATCTGCTAAAATAGTTGCTACTAAAATTGCAAATGGAGGATTTACTAAGTCAAATTCAAGTAGAGAGGCAACCTTATACATTAGAAATTATATCAATGAAAACGGGTATTTAACAGAACAATGTGCATACGCCGATGCAGAGAGCGAGTTACACGAATGGGGAATATACCATAATGGTAGATGGGTACTATACGATTTAGTAGTGTTTGAACTAGGTTACAGGGGTAACAAATCTAAGGTTGTTGAAATATTAGAATACCACGGACCATTTCATTACACAATCGATGAGGCAAGCACTGATGGGAATAAAAAAGCATATCCGTGGAAAACAAATCTTACTACCATTGCAGAAAGTGTTGCAAGAGATAATGAAAAAGAATTACTAGGAAAGTTACTTACAATCAAGTACACTATTATTAGAACTCGAAATTAAGGAAAAACTATGCACCCGTTAATATCAGATTTATAATAAAGGCACTTCATGATGGCAAACATAGTTTATGCACATATAGCTCATAGAGAATTTATGATAAAGGGCTCAGACAAGGAACCCAATGATCGTTATCGACTATGGCTCGAAGAGAATATAGGTCAACAGGGCAAAGCCTGGAATTGGGATATTTGTAGGGATAATATGGATAATCTAGAGATAGGATTTTCCAGAGAAGAAGATGGAACCTTATTCGAATTAACATGGCCCTGATTAAGTGCAGGAATAAGAGACAAGAGGCCGAAAGGATAATCACTATCCTAAAAGGTTGCAGTCACGAGAGTGGTTGGTCATATGTTATTCGTGAGGGCGCATCCATAACGTACAAATGTAAGGTATGTGATAAAATTGAAACTCACAATATGGTTCAACTTATAGAAAAATGAGAGTATTAAATAAAAAATACTGGCCCGTGTCGATAAGAGTGGATTCAGACATGACAAGTAAAATGTGTATTTGGTGTCGGCAACAAACTGGCATAGAATATGGTGACTGGATAGTTCACGAATCCGGTACGGGAGACGTATTTGCATTCAAGCATGAAGATACAGCACTGATTTTTAAATTAAAATGGGGAGGATATATTAAATGAAGATATTAAGAAATGTGGTAAAAAGAATAATTCGCTGGGCAAATAATTCTGATAATAAACAGGAACAAGAGTCGGTATCATTGTACAGCAATAGTGTGACAAGGATGTCCATAAAAGATTTCAATAATGGAATAAACTTTACAGTCTTTAGTGCAATTGGTGGAAAAGTAATCCAACTTAGTTCATATGATCCCGTAAAAGATCAGCATAAATCCAAGTTATATATTGTAACTGACGAGGAGGACCTTGGCGAAGAAATAGCACAAATCATTACAATCGAATGCTTAACAAGATAATGTCAAATATTTCGAGACTTCTCGAGGGCCATATGTTTGGACCTGCTGATAAATTTACTATTAGGAATGTGGAAGCAGACATTAAACAGAAATATCCCGGCGACTATTCGGTAATTTGCAACGAGATAGAAGGAGGGCTGAGTGCAGAATTTAATTTCATAGACGAGTCCGAGAGATTAATATGGGAATTAAAATATGGATATAACTAATGATAAATGGGCAAGCAGATTGCTCAACATGGCAAAGGAAGTCGCAAGTTGGTCCAAGGATGAATCTACAAAAGTAGGTGCAGTTATTACTACCGAGGATGGAAAGCCTATATCGTGGGGATTTAATGGTATGCCGATGGGCGTAAATGATACGCTGCCGGAAAGGCAAGAGCGTCCACTAAAATATAAATGGTTCGCCCATGCAGAACGCAATGCAATGGACTTAGCATCCAGATCTGATTTATCCGGATGTGTAATGTTTGTTACATTCTTCCCATGCTCGAGCTGCGCCCAGTCAATCATCCAACGTAATATTGCAACCATAGTTGTGGATGCAGAATATGCAGCAGATAAAATGCCAGAGCGTTGGAAAGAAGATATGATAGTATCAATGGAGATGTTAAATGAAGCTGGAGTCAGAATCGTCGAAGCAAAAATATGAATATGAACACTTAGCACCGTCCATTGAGGAACAAGCAATACTCGTCCTTAAGGACGAGTGCCCACATAATAAGGGCTGGACATACATAAATGGATACGCGGATGAAGTTGCCTACAAGTGTAAAATGTGCGGATCTTTCAAATTCATATAGCACCAGTTGACATAATTAACGCTATAGTTTATAATTAAATCTCAACTCACATATAGAAAGTGTAATATGACTAAGCAAAAAACTACCGGCGAACAACCTGTAAACATGAAAGAGAAAAATGCAAGCCATACCTTCCGTGTAACTATCCGTGATCAGCCACACTTTTACAAAATTGTGAACTGGCTTAATACGAACGTCGGCAAAGGAGAAGATAAATGGACTATGGAAGGACGAGTTCTGCGAATCCTTAAGCAGGGCAAGACCGTATCTCCAAATATTTATATTTACAGAGTAGACTTTGAGGAATCAAATGCTTTGTATCTCAGCCTTCTGTGAACTATTGCTACCCATATGATGTCCTTATAGCAGACGGTGTATCATAGTCCATTTTAAGTTTATCGAAAGTATGAATTTTGGATATTCGGACGACGAACTACAAACTGTTGACAAACTCAGGGACGACACGACATTCCAGATAATGACTGTCTCCGGCAAGGATCACACTGTGTCTATTAATTCGTTGGCCGCCCTTCTCCAATCTGTAGTCGATAAGTGGTTAAAAATCAATAAGGAATGATATGAAACAAGTAGGTAACTGTATTATTGGGAATATGACTAGCGTGGACAGATTCACAGCTGAATGGATGTCCGTTAAGTTGCATCCAGCAACATTTTACCGAAGGATGGATCAATTCCAGGAAAGTCTTAAAGCTGTCAAGGGTCTGTACGCAGAAATGGATCTTGGAGAATATGTTGTTATTCGATTTTCCGAAAAAGAAGACGTAACATCTTTCCATAGAAAGCACCACGAGTATGTGTAATGGTAAGAGCCATACGAACTAATTCGGAGATATTTTTTCCAGACCCGATTGTGGTCAGGGTACAATTTTCAGCCGACATCACAGAAACCGCTGCACATTACAAATATAGCAGTATTACCAGGCAGACCTATAAACTGATAAAAGGAACATGGGGCCATTCTCGTCTGGAAATGGAATCTGTAAAAAGAACAGCTGACGCTCCACCACAAGCATCAATGAATAGTAATCACAGACTTATCAGTCTAGCAGCATTATTCGGAGATAGCGACATCGAAATTAGATACAGAGGATATTTCTGTTTTACAGACGAGATGGATGTATTACAGTTCAGACTTACAATCGATGAAACTGCAAGGGATGTTAAGATGTGGCCCACACACGTAAGATTTACCATACACGAATTCCTTGAAGAATAATAAAAAATTTCCAACAAATACGAAAATTATCTAAAAATTGGTATAAATACATAGTTGAGGAGTTTTTATGCACCCATTTTTAGATGTTACTAAATTATCAGATGAGGAAATTATCGAACGATTAGGCAAAGCTTACACTTTTATGAATTTTCAAAAGTCTGTGGGACACATGCCTGCTGTGGTTAGTATTCGAGAAGTTATTACAGCTTTGGAAGAAGAACGATCAACCAGGATGCAAAAAGTAATGGCAGACGAAGTAGACAAGAAATATCCAGATTCAAATAAACCAATCGAATTGGGAAAAATAGAAAATTAAGGAGCTATTATGATGAAGCACAAAAGTCACGTCATAAAAAGCTACATGACATTGGAATTCTCTTTTTCTGGAATACGAATTCAGGAAAGTAATCTTACCCCCGTAGATTGGAACTTGACAGTTAACATTATAGCACCTGTTAAAAAAGGCAGACCCCGGGAAGAATCGGAACATAAAGCAAGTATGATGTACCAGAGACTGTATTTCTGGCTTGACACGAATTTGCATAATTCCGTAATGGTTGATGCAGAAAATGAAGATGATCTGTATCTTGCTAACCTAACCTCGAATATTGCACTCTTTTGCCCAGGTAACCCCGGCGACGACTTGCTAATACAGTTGATACACTATAAACTATCTACATTAGCTGGAACAGAACTTGTTATCGGCGAAACACATTTAAAGGGTAATGATACATCTTTGCAATATACTTTCGATTCTGCTGGAAGCGAATATATGTTGCCGTATACTATTAAAGAATATTACCCGGAAGGAGTTGCAAGGGACATTGTTCCATGGTGGCTCCGCGATGATGGATTTTGCTTCGAGTTTATAAAGCCCGAAGGTGCAGAAAGTAATGAGATTTTCGATTCTATTATCGATCCCATGGACGAATTTGAAAATATAATTGAAGAAATTTCAGCAAGCAATATTACAATGCTTAAAGAACCTGCAAAAATTATTAAAATGGAAAAATGGAAACCGAAACAAGTCTGAAAATAAATATATATGGTCAAGCTATTCTTGCGAGTGATAAATTAAGGGACTTAATTTTACAGGGCAAAAGCATAAGTCATTTGAATGTTATTTTCGATGAAGATGTATTACTGTTCGAAAAGTATCAATCAGAATTGCTACATGATACAATTACCTTTTTAGATGCGCCTGAGGAAGTCTTAGACTTTGACAAATTCCACGAAAACCGTGCGGACGAGTGGATATTCCCCATAATATATCAACAACTAGACGTTAAGACGTATCTCTTAGATAAATGTAAGACACAGCAAGAGATAGATAGGGTTACTGTTGAATTTACTATGTTCGAAGAAAGAGAACTAGTAATGCTTCTTCGACTCTTTATATACCTTGTTGACTACATGAGAAAGAATAAATTTCTATGGGGTGTAGGGAGGGGTTCTAGTGTTTCGTCATATATATTATATTTGATAGGAATACATAGGGTTGATTCACTTCGGTACAATTTGGATATAAAAGATTATTTAAAATAGGGAATAAAATGACAACAACAGAATTAGAACAAACATACAACACATTTCTTGCAGAAGATGCAAAATTTCAAGCTGGTAATTCGGCAGCTGGTACACGAGCACGTAAAGCATTGGCAGAAATGTCGAAGTTGATTAAATCTCGTAGAAATGAAATTACTGCAGAAAAGAATTCACGAAAAGAAGCTAAAGCAGCCTAAGGAGGAAGATGAGCAACCACGTAACATATAGAGGTCTCACAATCGACATGGATTCCATGCGAAGGGAAAATGAAAAAGTTCCTGCCGTCGGAAATATGCCAGTAAATGCCAGGGGCGATCAAATTCGAAGCGGGATTGTAACCAAAACAGCAGACCAAATTGCAAGAGAAAATCACAGAACGCATACTGCGATTGTGAAAACTGGGCTAAAGGGTCCTCTGCCGAAAACACCAGATGCTTTCGAAACTCCTAAGAAGAAAGCAAAGGAGCCGGTTAAGGCTAACAAGCAGAAAGAAACGGAATTACTATCTGGCGATATTATCATGGAAGATGACAATGACAATTGAAAATAAGCATTACACACAACGAGAGAGATAAAAATGAAAATCAGAGCACTTAAAGGTAAAGTATTAGTTACAGATTTGGAACGCGGTTCCAGAGTTGTCAATGGTATTATCATTCCCAACGACGACGGAAAGAGCGAAGGAATTCGAGCACGTTGGGCTAAGGTATATTCGGCAGGTCCTGACGTAACCGAAGTTAAGAAAGGACAGTGGATCTTAATCGACAATGTTCGTTGGACACGCATGATGACAGTTAAAGAAGATGATGGAACAGAAGTAAATATGTGGGGCGTCGAGTGGCCACAATCCGTTTCCCTAGTCTCTGACACAGATCCGGAAACAGCGATCTTCTCTGAATTCACATCTACTTGACATTCCATAAGGAAATAAGTTATACTACTTTTAACAAAAGGGTAGTATAACGTGAAAGAACTTTGGACAGAAAAATGGCGACCCGCCGAAATTGATGGTTACGTTTTCAAAGATCAAAAACAGAGAACGCAAATAGAAAAATGGATTAAATCAGGGGCATTACCGCACATGCTTCTGTCTGGTTCCCCAGGAACTGGCAAATCCACTCTTATTAAAGCCTTACTAGGCGAATTAAAGATTGATCCGTTTGATGTATTAGAAGTCAATGCATCCAAAGATAATGGCATAGATTTCATTCGTGAAACTATTACACGTTTTTCCGAGACAATGGGCTATGGAGAAATGAAATATATTTTCCTAGATGAGGCAGACGGACTATCCGCACCAGCCCAGGGTGTATTGCGTGGCACGATGGAGAAGTATGCAAGTTCGGTAAGATGCCTGCTTACCTGCAATTACCCAAATAAGATTATCCCTGCAATTAAGTCCAGATGTGAAACCGGCAGAATGCATATCCAGAATTTGGATAAGGATGAGTTTGACATGAGACTCATTGCTATCCTCACCGCAGAAAATGTGGAAATTAATTTTGATGCATTAGGTGCTATAACAGAGAAAACATATCCAGACTTGCGTCGCGGGATTAGTATGTTGCAAGCAAATTCGATGGATGGAAAATTAGTATCGCCCGATGAGGACAGTGAGCAAGTTGCAGATTATAAGTTGGATATGATTGCATTATTTAGATCTCAGAAATATAAGGAAGCAAGACAGCTTGTTTGTGCTCAGGCTAACAAGGACGAATATGAGGACATCTATACATTCATGTATGAAAACATCGAAGTGTGGGGTGAGGATAGTGATATCCAGAATAAATGTATTTTAACTATTCGGGACGGATTGGTAAAGCATACAATGTGTGCTGACGTAGAGCTAAATTTAGCAGCAACATTTATAGAGTTAGAAATGATTGCACGTGGGGTAATGTAAAGGGAATAAAATGGCAAAAGAAAAAGTATTCATCGTATTATCTCACAAGCACAGCCTTAAGAGAGGCACGAAAGATCACTGGGAAGTTTCCGAGACTGTGGAGTTTGTTAACCAACTCCGAAATAGACATCACACAATGTCGACAGCTATTGCGGATTACCTTAATGAAAAGATGCTGACAGGCTCACGTAGCGGGATGACCGATTACAAACAGTTCGAGGGTTATGTTAGAAAGAAATATGAAAAAGAACTATCGCAACTAGATAGTATGTACAAAGCTGATAGGCCAGAAAAGGCCACTGAACCAGAATTGTACACTGACAAATTTGGAACAGTTAGATTAAAAACTGTCTTCGATTCATAATGTCAGCTAACTTCGATCAATATATAGAAAGAGAATTCTATATCCTCAAATGTAAAATAAATGATATAAAAAATCAGGTAAGAAATCGCAATAAGATAATAGACCCTCCGATGGTAATTCATGAGGACCTGGTAACTGAGATAGACCTCATGATACGATCGCTTATCGACATAAAGAGAGATGTAAGTCATCTAGAAACACAGGACGGATACAGTGTATGGAAAAGATAATATTAACTGATGCCGATGGCGTACTATTAGATTGGAATGCTGGATTCGATAGATTCATGCTATCAAAAGGTCATCCGAGATTACCTGATACAGATGCTGATTACAGCATCTCCGGCAGGCATGGAATTTCGCCAGATTTAGCACATTCCTCTATTAAAGAGTTTAACGAAGGTAGTTATGTAGCCGAGTTGGCACCATTCTCAGATTCTGTAAAATATGTTGGAAAATTAGCAGAAAAAGGATTTAGATTCACTGTAGTGACAAGCATAAGCGATCATCCAGCTTCTGCTGTATACAGAAAGCGTAATCTACTTAATCACTTCGGTGACATATTTGATGATGTACATTGCATTGCAATGGGCACAAACAAATTCACTACATTGCAGGCATGGGAGGGGACTAAATATTTCTGGATCGAGGACCATATGCGGCAAGCAGAAGCAGGGTACGAAAACGGATTGCGACCGTTGCTAATTAATCACCCATACAATACACATTACAATACTGATTTATTTCCTAAGGTAAGTTTCGATACTCCCTGGAAGGACATTTATGATATAGTATGCAAGGATTATAATATCTATTGATAATCTTAAAAAAGGAAGCTCGTCTTCTATTACAAAAGACGAGCTTTATACCTTATTAAAAATTTAATCCTGACCGTAAATGCCTAATACCTTAGATACAAGTGGGTCTCTTTCGACATGACATCTTTCAAATGTACATACAGCTATGTCGTTGTCAGATTTAGGAAATCTTTTAAGGAAATCTTTTAATCCGTTTTCTTCAAATCCTCTATCATGTTGTTTTAAGTCACCGGTAACTACTATAGAACTACCTTCCCCTAAACGAGTTAGGACCATAGTCATTTGTGACGGTGTGCAATTCTGGGCCTCATCTAAAATCACATACGAATGTTTAAAAGTTCGACCCCTCATAAAGCCTAGTGGGGCAATTTCAATTGTTCCATCTTCTAGCATTTTCTTTGTTTCCACTACACCGTAGTATTCATCGAACACATCGAATATAGGTCGTGTCCATGGTTCCATTTTAGCATTCAAATCTCCTGGCAAAAATCCATGTTTTTCGTCAACGCTAACAGCAGGGCGAGTTATGATAATCCGTGTTATCTCATGTTCCCTTAATGCTTTAATTGCTCTAAGAACAGCCAACAGTGTATTGTGTGTCACTATAAAATCGTCGGTGATATACAGATGATCTTCGGAATCAATCATAATACATTGTGCTTCTTTAGATCCTGCCAATTCTATCTTACTAATAGATATAGTGTTAAATTTTATGTATTGTCCGTTGTCAGATAAACAGTCTTTTTTCCTCTGCAAAGATACTAGATTTTTTTTGTCTTTACGATCTATCTTTACATCATATGCAATTCTGCCATATTTTTTAATTCCTTTATATGTATAAGTAGGGACCTTGGATGAAATTTTTGCGGTGCCGCCGATGGATCTTACAAGGTACTGAACTTGTTCTGCAAGTATTTTACTGGTAGATGTAAAGTACAATCCGTTATTTTTAGAATCAGCATATCCGTCGGTGTCCAGCAATCCACGTAATAATTCAATTTTTTGAGATTCTGAAGAATTCAAATATGCTAATGGGATAAATTTTTCGAAAGATTTTTTTCCAAACAGGCCAAGATTAAATATATTTTGTCTTAATTCTGATCCGAACTTCCCTGGTGTATGGCCAGACCCTTTTCCTCCTGACACAAATATATAATCATAGTTGGATTTAAATTTAAATGTGCCGTCAGGTACAGATTCATTAAGTCGATTAACGATTTCTTTGTCTGCACTCGAAAATTCTATCCTGCCTGTAATAGTCATAGATCCGTCTCCCAGGAGACAGCCTAGGACATATGGATTAATAGGCAGGTCAACATCGGCAGTGTTTTCGTGCTTCGGCAATCTAATCTGAAATTTCTTTTTAAATTTCTTAGATTTTTCTATAATATCACCTAAACTCATGACCTTGGATATATTGCCCCAATTATCTCTGTAATAAACCTCCCACAAGTGTTCTTTACAACATTCGGTAGTTCTGCCATCGGAAAATGTAATACGATATATGTCTTTCATTCCTTGCGGAAATACACCAACAACATTTGCTGTACCGCCGGACGGCGTAGACACTACATCGCCAATGCCTATATTGCCCATTGTTACCCATCCGTCGGGGATCTTAATCTTTGCATCTAATGGCTGGGCCTTTCCTGTGCCGGCCGGCCCGACTGCAAACACCATACGTTTATCGAGCAATGCCTCGACGTAAGCTTCCTGCGCTGTATTTCTGGGTAACATCTCGACTTTCTTATAGTTCCTATTTCCGAACTTAACAACCGTAGACTGTTGGTCGTCTGTTGGTTTGTATGATGTGCGAGAATTAGGTGATAGTTTTGCCATTTTACGATTTTTACTCAAGGTTATTTCTCCATTAAGAATTTTAGATTGTGGAACAACTAATCCAAGAACAGGATTAATATTGTGAAATGTATCTCTATAAAAGGATATCATGTAATCGTATTTATACAATATTCGATATATGCAGTATAATTGGGCTATTTATTTTAATCTCGACATCTGCATAATTGTGATAAATAAGACATATGAATTATAAATATCATTATGAAATGTTAATTTCCAGATCTATTAATCGTCCCGTTGACATATATTTAGAAAACACCATATTATCCCCAAATGTATGAATGGAAATAACAGAAAAGAAAATATTGTTCGATTGTCCCCAGAAGAACATTATGTGGTCCATCAACTTTTGGTAAAAATGCATCCTGGAAATTATAAGAGATGGCACGGAACACAATGTAGGAAAAAAAATGACTGATCTCGATTCGATAAAAAATACGCTAGTAAATATATCCAGAGGAGACAGTGTACTCGATATGTTATTAGAATTAGAGAGAACTTTAGATAATGCAGAAATATTTGCTTATAAAAATTGGACTCTCGGAGAACTTGTTGAGGGGCCGCACATCGACAGGTATTGGTTTAAAACTGTGTGGATGTATCCGGCAAAACTGATGCCCGATCCAAATGCCGGATTACGCCTAACTAAACTTGGCGCCAGGATAGGATTCAGGAAGGGTGTATTCAAACGTCCTGTTAAAGTTAAAGGTCCACAGGATTGGGTAGACCCGGAAACCAAACGAGCTAAGATGGACGAATCTGAAATCTGGCTTGTAACAATAGATATGCCCATTAAATATATTAATCGTGGAATCGAACATACAGATGATATAATCCAGAAAGACATAGAGAAGACAAATTCGGACTTAGCGGATGCATATGGCGAAACATCGGAGATGGATGACATGTCGACCGAAACCTCCGAAGTAGGTCAAATGGATGATATGGGTAATCCCGATGAAGAAATGGGAGGCGGGGTATGAGTTTAAAGAACGGCGACCTAAATGGTAAGTTGCTGCCTGATGTATCCATCGATGAGTTTACGCCTAAAGCAGGCGACGACAAGGATGTTATTGTTGTTGCGTTCTATTTAACGGACGAAGAACCTGCCGAGGATCTGAATACATTTATTCAACGCGGCTTCATAGATACATTAGATGTTGAAGTGAGCCCAAGCACAGACGAAGAAGGCAGATATTTAATATTTGTGGAAATGGGTAGGGATGACACTTTCCCAAATAAATTTCAGGCACTGCTAAAGGATATAGAAAATTTAACCGGCAGCATAACCTGGGCAGTGAAAACATATCTATCAGACGATAGAGAGTTTGCATTCAACGATCCGGAATTATTCAATTACGTTATATTAAACCCAGAACAATATGTTCCAAAGGACGAATTTAAAATGAAAGATATTAAAGAAGGCATCGAGATGTTCCTTAAGGAATCATATGCATCCAACTTGACAGTTGACGGGAACATTGTTACAATGAGCCATAACGGTAGAACTATAGTTACTGAAGTTGTAGATGTCGGCGACTATGATACAGTTATCGGCAGAAACTTCTTAAGTGAGTCTGCATTTGGCCTTGAAAATAAGCCATATGAAGCTAACATATTAAGCAACATGCTTGGTAACTGCGATGTTTTACCGATAGGAAAATACCTTTGCGTTAATAGAGACGACACGGTAATGTTAGTGAAGAACACTCAACTTGTTAATAGGACTAGATAACTTGGCTAAAGAAGATATGATTACAGCTCGCGGAAAGATAACAGATGCTTCCCCAGGCGCCAGATTTAAAATTAAACTGGAAAACGGGCACATACTGAACGCAGTTGTTAGCGGTAAGATTAGGAAAAACAACATCCAAATTTTACTAAATGACGTGGTTGAAGTTGAAATGAGTCCATATGATTTGAATTTAGGGCGAATCACTTACCGATTCTAGAAAGAAAATAATGAGTAAACAGGATTACTACACAATCCTAGGACTTGCTAAAGATGCAGATAGTATGCAGATTAAATCTGCATATAGAAAACTAGCAAGCAAATATCATCCAGATAAATTCCCTACCGAATCGTCGGAGAAGAATAATGCCACGGCGAAATTCAGAGAGGCTAAGGAAGCTTACGAGACATTAAGTGATCCGGAAAAGAAAGCAGCCCACGATAATCCCTCGCAGAGATTCCACAATAAGACAGACTGGGATGGTTGGAACAGTAATGATGACATGGACGGTGTAGCTAAGGCATTCACTGAAATGTTTAAACATAGACCCGGTAACTTAGACGACTTTTACACTACCCGGACCAAACAAAATTTATATGTAATTACTATATCATTGCAAGATGCTTATATAGGGCGTACAATAACAATAGATGCTGCAACAACAATACACTTACCGAAAGGCATAAGAACCGGAACTAAGTTGTTCAATGGTGGTAAAATGTTCAGGGTGGATGTTTTGCCAGATTTAAAATTTAAAAGATCAAATGATGACTTGCTGATTGAAGTGGAGATAACAGCAATTGAAGCTATTTTTGGAATTAATGCAAAATTTGTACACTTGGATGGTGCAGAGTACGAATTCGAAATACCTGCTGGAATGCAATTTGGTAAAATAGTAAAGCTAAATAAAAAGGGAATGAAAAACCCCGAGACGGATCAATACGGAGATATGTTGGTAAGAGTTTCTATAACAGTCCCTAAGTTGTCGACCGAGGAGTTAGAATTGCTAAAATCTGTGAAGCGTAGAGAAACCATTAATTTATAAGGATTAAGATGAGTACTAAGAAAGTTGAAAAAATGGTTGAAAAAGCAACAGAGTTTGCTAATGATAATAATCATGAGTACGTGACATTGGAACACATTTTGCTTTCTCTGTTGCACCAGAAAGAAGTAAATGAGATGATCTTGTCTGCTGGTTGCCAGCCTGCAAAGATAAAGGCAGATGTTATTGCATTTCTTGCAGATCCTAATCTCAAAAAACCAGATGCATTAAAGGAAATTCCTGCTAAACGAACACAGGTTGTTCACAGAACCTTCCAACGTGCATTGACACAGCTTGTATTCAGCGGCAGAAATGAGCTGAGTAACGAATCGGTCTTGCTAAGTATCCTTAGCGAGGAAACAAGCCACGCATATTATTTCCTGAATAAGAACGGCGTGACCAGAGAAAAACTGATTGAGAAATTACGTAAACAAGATGAAAAATCCCAAGAAAAGGAAGAATCTGCACTCGACCAGTTTGCTCGAAATCTCAATAAAGAAGCAGCAGACGGCAAGATCGATCCTGTCATTGGTCGCGAGAAAGAAGTTATCGATACTATCGAAATCTTGGCTCGCAGGAAAAAGAACAATGTAATCTATGTTGGGGAACCGGGGGTAGGAAAAACTGCCCTTGCGGAAGGCCTGGCGTTGAAAATTACAAACAAAGAAGTTCCTAAAGCATTGCAGGAGAAAGTTGTATACAGTCTGGATCTCGGCGCATTGCTTGCAGGAACAAAGTTCCGAGGTGATTTCGAAGAGCGCCTCAAAGGTGTACTTGACGAAGTTAAGAAGCTCGGCAACTGTATCATGTTCATCGATGAGATTCACATGATTCTTGGTGCTGGCTCCGCGACTGGCAGTCAAATGGATGCAGGCAACTTATTGAAGCCTATGCTCGCTAAGGGCGAACTTATGTGTGTCGGTGCAACCACATATGATGAGTTCCATGAACATTTCGAAAAGGACAAAGCATTGCTTCGTCGATTCCAGAAGTACGATATTAATCAGCCATCTGTTGCTGAGACAAAATTGATTCTTGCTGGACTTGCAAAATACTATGAGAAATTTCACGATGTAACTTATAACCCCGGTACACTCGATATGTGTGTGGACCTTGCTGATCGTTACATGAAACAAAAGTTCTTCCCGGATAAGGCTATCGACATTATGGACTCAGCCGGCGCAAACGCTAAACTGAATGAACAGAAAGTTGTTTCGGACGACGTTGTTCTTTCAGCAGCTTCGAAGCTGTCACGTATTCCTGCACAGATGATGAATATGAAAGAAAATGATGCATTAGCAGAACTTGCTCCAAGACTCAAAGATAAAGTCTATGGTCAGGATGAGGCATTAGACAAGTTGGTAGATGCAATTCACTTGTCTAAAGCAGGATTGCGTAATCCAGCTAAGCCGATTGGAAGCTTCTTGTTTACTGGCCCAACTGGCAGCGGAAAGACATACACGGCAAAGAAGCTTGCAGAGATCTTAGGTGTTAAATTTACACGATTCGACATGTCGGAATATATGGAAAAGCACACTGTATCCAAGTTCATCGGCGCCCCTCCGGGATACGTTGGGCACGGTGAAGGTAAGATGGGCGAAGGGCAATTAATCCAGGCAGTCGATACTGATCCAAATTGTGTATTGTTGCTGGACGAAGTTGAAAAGGCACATCCGGATGTACTGACTGTATTATTGCAGGTGATGGATGATGGCAGACTTACATCTGCAAAAGGAAAGACAGTTGACTTCTCCAACACTATTATTATTCTTTCAGCTAACATTGGTGCTGCTGCCGCAGAGCAATTGAAAATTGGGTTTGGTGATCAGGACAATTCATCCGCTGTTGAAACCGAGTTGAGAAAGTTCTTTACTCCAGAATTTAGAAACAGACTGGATGGTATTGTCAAATACAAGAAATTGACAATGACAGAAATGGCATTGATTGTTAATGCTGAAGTCGAGAAGACAGAAGTTATGTTGGCTCCTAAGAACATTACGATTGCTGTGACAATAACGGCCCGTGCTTGGCTTGCCGAACATGGATTCGATCCTAAGATGGGTGCTCGACCACTCGAGCGTTTAGCCGAGACGGAGATTAAAAAGCCACTGTCTAAAGAAATATTGTTCGGTAAACTAAGGAATGGTGGCCACGCAATATTTGATGTGTTGGATGACAAAATACACCTAACAATTGAATCTACGATTACTGAATCTCTTAATTTAGATATTTAGTATACCAGTCTTTAAATGTTTCGGTCTTACATCTATATAGTACACCCTGTAATGTAATTCCGAAATATTTTGCTGCATCAGAGAATGATGCAAATTCAATACTATCACACACTGGAATTTTCTTTACTTTCTTGATTTTAATTATCGGGGAATTTAAAAAATTCCAGTTCTCATGATATAGTGAGTTACATTTAGCACTTATGCTATTAGTGCAAACGTTAAAATATTTAGCTGCCTCGTATATATCATCAAATATAACACCATCACATAATATTTTACCTTTATTCGGTCTTTTATTTCTTGTTTCTTCAGTCTTTTCTTTTCCGATAATAAACCAGTTTGGAAATTTTGTTGATTTACATCTATGACCGACGGCATCTTTTGATATATTAAAATGTAAGGCAGCTTGCACGGTAGATGGAAATAGTATACCATCGCAATTTATTTTATTTATTTCTCTTATTCCGATTTTCTTAATGATAAGGCCATCAGCATAATTCCAGTTTGGAAATTTTGTTGATTTACATCTATGCCTGACAACATCCGCGGAAATATTGAACACCCTACTAGTCTCTAACATCGATGTGTATATTGTATCATCGACGTTTACTCTTTTAGACGATAGAATACTTAACCTCTTTCTTATCCAGCCGTATAATTTATTATTTCGTTTAACTTTACTGTTACTATTTGTCATTATATGACATGCTTTTAATATAAGTGGATTGACTGGATATAACTTAACTAGCAGTTGATGTGCTACAAAATGTTCCTCGGGTGTTAGTTTAACCAAATTAGCTTTAATATTTCTACCACCGATACATGTTGGCCTAATATGATGAGATTCAGTATATTGATCTAATGGTAAAATCCTAAGTTTAGCCCTATTAATAAGGGTATCATAATGTAATTGGTAATTCATAATTAAGTCTCTATTGTTATTTATCATAATACGACCACTTGAGCGACTGTTCGAAGAGAAGATTAAGAAGCCATTGTCTAAGCATATTTTGTTTGGCGAGTTAAAATTCGGCGGCAAAGTGAATGTTGATGTGGTTAATAGCGAGATTGCAATTGTTGTTCTGGAATCTGCACAAGAACCCGTAACACTGTAATATTGCACTATAATAGAAAAGCCACTTAAAGTGGCTTTTCTTATGTCTGCTTATTTTTTGCCTATCTGGCTTCCCCGTGATCTATCCCAAAGTGGATCCATAAGCACAAACTGAGGTCCTTTGGATGTTCCCCTGATCATAGCATTTCCTGTATGCATATCGTATTCAAAACTCGGATCTGATTTTTCTATTTTGTCTATTAAAGATAATGCTTGCCTGAGTTCTTCATCTTTTATATATTCGGCCGAAGATGGCCATTCCATTATCTCGGCAACAAGCCTGATTATTGAATTAAATACCTCGCCTGTTGTATTTTCGCCTGACCCAAAATCATCTGCAAAGCCTTTAAACATCCGGTCACCCATTGCAATAATTGCATCTGTATCAAAACTATCAGCAGTAACCAATTTTTCCATGCCATAGTTGGGCTTAACTTGACCTTGCGGGTCACGTATTAGTTCGACAACATAGACTCTGGGAAAATACGGATTGGAACCAATATGAGGTTCGATAGCCTTTATGTATTGATAATATGCATCTTTCTTAAGATCGGTTGGAAAATATGTATACTTGGAATACATATGCGGATCTTTCTTATTAGGCCGGGCCCTTGCATAGGATCCGGATTCCGGCCCATTTTTTTTCTTCTCGTATTCTTTATTTAATTTGTCCATGTCAAACGGAGATTTTATATCAGTTGTCTTGGTCTGAGTATTAATAAGTTCGAAAAGCTTCATCCATTATTTATCAAAATAAAATAGATTTTCTATATTGTTATTGTAATTGTGGGTTTCTGATAAATAACAAAGCAAAAAGGAATAACATGGAGAGATTTAGTATCCACTGCAGAAACATTTGTTGTTTCTACAAGACACCAATATATATAGTGACTGGTGAACTTGACGGCTTAATAGAAAATTATGGAGTTATAGCAATATTATGAGCACACCAGCAAGAATCTTAATGGTAGAAGGGGATACAGTACCTTCATCGCCCACATCAGGACAAATACTGTTATACGCTAAGACTAGCGGAACTTTTTATTCACTCGATTCGTCGGGAACCGAAACTCCATTGTCCGGCGGCGGTGGCGGCAGTGGTACAGTTACTTCTGTCTCGGTGTCAACAGTTGCTGGCGTCTCTGGGTCTGTAGCAACTGCTACAACAACGCCAGCAATTACCATTACGCTGGGCGCTATCACTCCTACTTCTGTGGCTGCATCAGGCACAGTTACTGGTTCTAACCTCTCTGGCACAAATACTGGCGACAATTCAGTCAATACATTATATTCTGGTTTGGTCACTAATGCCACTCACACGGGTGATGCAACCGGGGCAACAGCATTGACACTTGCCACAGTAGCGACAGGTGCAACAACTGGCTCAAGTACAGCTATACCAGTTGTTACATTCAACAACAAGGGATTGGTAACAGCAATAACCACAGCAGCAGTAGTTGCACCCGCAGGCACATTAACTGGTGCAACATTGGCAGCAGGTGTTACTGCATCTAGTTTGACAAGTGTCGGTACATTAGCTGTATTAACTGTCACCGCAGCAATTGCTGGTTCAGTAACTGGTTCATCTGGTTCGACAACTGGCAATGCAAGTACAGTAACAACTAACGCCGACCTAACTGGCGATGTGACATCAACTGGTAATGCAACAACACTTGCTACAGTTTCTATTGCAAAAGGCGGAACTGGGCAAACAACTGCCGGCACTGCAATAAATGCATTGATGCCATCGCAGACTGCTAATGCAGGTAAGCTTTTAACAACTGACGGAACCACGTTGTCTTGGATACCGACATCAAGTGGTGTAACAACCTTAACCGGCGATGTTGCAGGCACAGGGTCGGGCACAATTCCGACAACGTTAGCAACAGTAAATTTGTCGCCCGGCGTATATGGCGATGACCACCTTGTCCCGACAATCACAGTTAATGCTAAGGGGTTGGTCACACTAATCACAACACAGCACGTTGATACAACAGTTATAGATTTAGTATCCACTGCAGAAACATTTGTTGTTTCTACGAGACACCAATATATAGTGACTGGTGAACTTGAAATTGACGGCTTAATAGAAAATTATGGAGTTATAGCAATATTATGAGCACACCAGCAAGAATCTTAATGGTAGAAGGCGTAACAGCATCTAGTTTGACAAGTGTCGGTACATTAGCTGTATTAACTGTCACGCAGCAATTGCTGGTTCATCTGGTTCGACAACTGGCAATGCAAGTACAGTAACAACTAACGCCGACCTAACTTGCCCAGTAACATCAACTGGTACTGCAATTGCAGCTGGCGGTGTTAATCTAACAACAATGGTAACAGGTATTCTTCTGGCCAACGGCGGTACTGGATTAGCTTCATATGCAGTTGGTGATTTGCTATATGCAAACACAACAACATCGTTGGCTCAATTGGATGATATTGCAACTGGTAACGTATTGCGTTCGGTCAGCGTTATCGTAACATACCAGATCGCTTAATAGCATTTGATTAATAAAAGCCCCATCCGTGGGGCTTTTCCACGACTAAAATATGCCCACTTAAAAATATCCTAATTTTAAATAAATATACTTAACCGAGGACACAGAATGTTTAAATCAATTGCAAGGATGGGTGTATCGTTTTCTACAATAATAAAAGAAGCATGTAGAGACAATGCCACGGGAAAATACTCACACTCCAGGATTATTGCTATGCTAGTTGCATTCGGGGCCACAGTGTTTATGTGGAAAATTGCATTTATGGGATCCATGTCTGTAGAAATGTTTGCACTGTATCTTGCTTATGGTACAGGTTACCAGACTGTGAATAAATTACTCGATAATAAAGATGATGCACGGATGACCCAGGCCCGAGCTTTAAATAAAGACGAGCCTCAAAAATCGTCAAAAGACTAATTTGACTATTATTGAGAAGTTGCTATAATATAGCAATGAGCAGCATAGTCTTTTCCTTTGGAAGAATGAATCCCCCGACAAAGGGACACGAGAAACTTGTCTCTAAAGTTTTGGAAATTGCAAAAATTAAATCTGCTGACCACATGATATATCTATCGCAGATACAAAAAGCTGGCACGGATCCACTAGAATGGAATTTTAAACGGCGTGTGTGCGAAGCTGCATTCAAGGGTGTAAATATGTCCTCTGAAATATCAATAAAAACACCATTCCAGGCACTAGAGTTATTATGTGAAAAATACGACGACATTTATTTTGTCGTTGGATCCGATAGAATAGCAAACTTCAGAGAAAGAATGACTCCGTATGCTAAACAGTGGGGTTCTAAACTAAGTATTATTTCATCTGGCAGAAGAACATTACATGAATCAGATGTAAGTGGTGTATCTTCATCCAAAACTCGTTTATATGCAACTACGGGTTCGAAAGATAAATTCATGGAAAGCATGCCGTCTACTCTGAGTAAAGAAATCAAAAATCTCGTGTACAGGAATATTCGTAAAGTTTAAAGTGGAGCCACTAAAATCTGCCTTGCAATAATTGTCTAAATATGTTGCAATGCAGCATGCGTCAGATAAATACATTGTGATGCAAACTGTGCTCATTGGGAGGCAGTTTTAACATGTGGCCAATTATGGCACTAACGGAGAAAATTAAAATGGCAAAAACACAACAACAAGACTTTACAAAATCGGTAACTGAATATTTTTCAATGTTTCCAAAAACACAAGAAGAATTTAAAGCAGCATTTGAGAAATCAAAGACAGTTATACTTGCAGAAACAAAGAAAAGCACCGATATGTGGGATACATATAAAAAGGCATCTTCTGGCGATGCAACTGCGAATGAAATAGCAGCAGCTAATAAAGCAGCAGCAGAATTAGGCGTAACAGCCAGATTCGCAACTCTTATGGCATTACCAGGCGGAGTATTCATGCTCCCGGCTCTTGCCAAGATTTCCAAAGAATATAACTTGGATCTTATCCCAGCAAGCGTAGCTAAAGAATTCAATATCTAATATTGAGTGACATTAAGGGGCTTGTCCCCTTAATTCATTTATGTATTATCATTTTTCCGATAAATACATATATGAAAATTTTAGAAATATTATTGCCGAAAGGCACAAGTGACAGAAGTCTGCCACCAGGCGATGCCCGTAAAATAGGTCTCTTGCAACAACGTATGGATTCTTACGTAGATAAAATCATGAGCCCGGCTACGAGCGCTGCTGGTAGAGAATTTCTAAAATCAAGACTCCGCGATGACTACCTTGAACTAAAGGGTAAACTTCCAAGATTTCATGCAGTTGCAGAAGAAGTTTCAGAGAAATACGAAGTATATGATAAACGCACAGGGTACAAGGTAGCTGGGCCATACTCTAATATGAGGCGAGCATCACACGCTGCCGACAAGAAAGACTTAGAGTACGGTGCAGTTAGATACGGATATAGGCCCACAAAATCCTTAACAGAATTGTTTCAAGGTGGCAACCAGTGGGAATGGGAATACACTTCAGATAATGAAGTTATTGCAAAATTCCGAATCGACAAAATAGAATATCAGTTTTCCGGTCATGCACATTCTAATGATCCGACTTTTTGGGAAATGGAATTTCGTGTAAAGCCAGAAAGTTATACCAATCGTCGAGGTGCACCATATGGTGTTTTCGGAGTAACAGGAACAGGAAATTCGTCTACAGTATTTTCCACCGTGGTTGATATTATGAAGAATTTTCTACACCATTATCCTAATGTTACTGGATTATCTTTTTCAGCAAATGAGCCCAGTAGAAAAAAATTGTACAGACATATGATTTCCAGATTATTGCCGAAGTGGGATGCAGATGAACAGTCCGGGACATTTCTGATAACTAAACCAGTCAAGAATAAACAAATTTCAGAAGCAGTACATAAATTGCCAATTTCCCACAAAGATTTCGACTTAGTTAAAGAACTAATGATGAAGCCTATTCCTGCTGCCATTGCTCCTATCTACATTCAGGAGATTATAGAGGACGATGAATTTAATGACCAACTATTGTCATTAGAGGATTCGAATCCAGACATGGATGTCAGGCCACTTATTGTCGAATGGTTTAAGAGAGTTATGCCAGATCAAATGTACAGATTCACAGGTGATGAACCGGATTACAAGCAACAGATAGGGTTGCTATCACCAATACATGGATATGATCCGAGAATGTATAGAGGGACTAATGACCCAATATCTGGTAATGCATTCGGAAGAAGATAATGAAGATAAATGAAGTTATCACGCGAGGAATTGTCTCTGACCTGCCACCGCTGCCTGGCACATCTCCAATAAAGCCAGGTCACGTCCGTCTTTACCATCAAACAAGCAGAGACATGATTGATCAAGTTGCAAGAGAAGGCATCCAACTATCCAGAGCCAGGGGCATCGAAGGCCCGCGCGCTATATGGGCTGGTGAGGAGCCCTTTTACGGCTCCGCAACGAAAATACCCACAATCGAATTTCAGGTGCCTGAGAAAAACTGGGATGCACCGTTTGTTATCCAGGACGAAGTGCTGCCATCACAATTCATTGCAGTGCATCTACCGTGGCATGCTAGAGCTAGATATATCCTGGACAACCCAAAGACTTTGTCTGGTGTATTAGCAGGTAAGTTTGACTATCTAATGGATGAGTCCGATTATGCCGACGCGATCAAATATGTAAAATTACTGAAAGATTAAAATGACAAAAATATCTAAGAGTCCAGAACGTAACACATTTCAACGGGATTCTGCTATAAAGCATATATTAGAGAAGACAGGAACTATTACAGATACTGTTACGGTTGCTATGCTCGAAATGTATACTAAAATGGATGCAGATGCGATGGTTCGAGAAGCATCTGCTGAATGGAAGATTGATAATATGGAGCATGATCTACGATCAACCGAGTGGATTGTGGAAAAAGTGAAAGCACAGACTAGCTATGCACAGAATCTATATGCCGCCATGTGCAACAGAGAATTTACTAAAAATGAAGTTTGGCCCATACTTAAGGATCAACGGTGGTCCTGTTCTTGGCGAGGTGCTGGTGGCATAGTTGCAGACATGCGTGAAGAAGGCGACTATATTGACTGGTATTGCTCCGGTATTCGTGAAGATGACGAATTGGTTGCCAGCGTCGATCCGGCTAGCGGAATTTCACGACAGTATGTGAATGAAGCTGTTGTCACCGATGAGATACGCGAAGATTTATTGAAACTAGGTTGGGTGGTCGTACCGGAACAGTCTGACGACTAGGTAAGTATTAACAGAGGTATATATGGCATATTCAGATAAAGTTTTGGATCACTTTGAGAATCCACGCAACGTTGGCAGATTTGCCAAAGATGACCCCGACGTAGGAGTGGGACTTGTGGGAGCCCCGGCTTGCGGGGATGTTTTACAACTCAGTATCAAAGTCGATCCTATTACACAGATCATCACTGAAGCTCGTTTTAAAACATACGGATGTGGCAGCGCTCTTGCAGCAAGCAGCCTAGTCACCGAGATGGTCAAGGGGCTAACCCTTGATAAAGCCAGCAAAATTAAAAATAGTGAAATTGCAGAGGAGTTGGCTCTCCCGCCAGTAAAATCCATTGCTCTATACTAGCAGAAGATAGCCTAAAGGCTGCTATCGCTGATTACAAAAACAAAAATAATTTGTAATCAGCTCCTGGTATAGGGTGTAAAGCCACTACATTACCCCTGTTAAAGTTTATTTGATAAATAATAACAGGGAGTAATATATAATGAAATTTGTAATAAAGAACTCAGAAGAGCCGGCACGTACCTGGAATCTCTGGGTTACACACTAACAGTGGTTTGGGAAAGCGACTTAGCCGAATTTATGGAAACATTAAAATGACGACGTTGACGCTCTCAGAAGCCGCAGCACGGCATGTCAACCGTTACCTCACCAAACGTGGCAAGGGCCTGGGCGTGCGTCTGGGTGTCAAGACGACCGGCTGTTCCGGTCTGGCCTACACACTCGAATACGTCGACGAAATGTTAGGCGAGGATGTCGTGTTCGAAGAGCACGGCGTCAAGGTACTGGTAGATCCGAAAAGCATGGTCTATATCGACGGTACGCAACTGGACTACATCCGCGAGGGATTGAACGAAGGATTTCGCTTCAACAACCCCAATGAACGCGACAAATGCGGTTGTGGTGAGTCGTTCCGGGTCTAAAAGCCTAATAAAAGTTGTATTTTCCTTCAACTGGATAAAATGAAGGAGAACATAATAAACTGCGCGCCGAATCCGAGAGTATTGCATTTGCTCTGGCCAAACAAGGGTCAGTGATATTTAATAAAGCTTCTGCACGATATGAATTAGTCGGATGTGAGCGAGGCATATAACACTCCAGGCTAATTGACTTTCGCAAATCGAACTGCTATAATAACAACATAGCTAAGTAAGTATCTAAAGCACAGGAGAGTTATGAAATTATCACCAGAAAATGTCGCACGACTAAAAGGTCTTGTAAATGACGGAGTTGCTGTATTGCAAGAATGCGAGGACCTGAAACAAGGTCTTAGCGAAACTGTTAAAGCAATTGCAGAAGAGTTGGAAGTTAAACCGGGCCAACTAACCAAACTAATTCGGCTTGTTCAGAAAGGTAAGATGAACGATCATCGCGAAGACTTCGAAGAATTAGAAGAACTATTCAAAGCTGGTGGGTTAGGTTGAATTATTTAAGGGGATAGAAAATTTATATAGACGCATTTTACCGCAGAGGCGGTGACGCAGAAGTAATCAGGATAGTAGAAAGAATTAATGGTAAGAGGGTATACAAAGAGTATCCACCTGATTACCATTTCTTCATGAATGATCCTCGCGGGTCGCACAAATCTATCTATGGCGATGTGGTTAAGAAAGTACAACCACGATCCTTTGCTGAGAAGACGAAATTAGTTAAGACATTATCACATAATGTCAAACGCTGGGAATCGGACATCGATCCTATCTTCAGATGTCTGGAACACAATTATCTCCACGCCGAAGCACCTGCTCTTAACATAGCATTCTTCGACATTGAAACAAGCTTCGATAAAAAGACAGGATGGTCTCAGGCCGGTGACGCAGACAACTATATTACATCCATATCTATACACTTACAATGGATAGACGAAATAATATGTCTCGCAATACCGCCGGAAACTCTTACATGGGATGAAGCACAGGTTATTGCTGACGAGGTCGGCAATGTGGTGCTATTTGGCACAGAGGGAGAAATGCTAAATGCGTTCATGGATGTTATAGAGGATGCTGATGTGTTGAGTGGATGGAACAGCGAAGCATACGATATCCCATATGTTGTTAACAGGATTAAGAAAGTCCTTGGTAAACAAGAGACAAGAAGACTTTGTTTATG